TTACTGGTATTCTCCGTGCTATCCTGCCCGCGATTGTGGCGTTTGCAGTTGCGAAGGGTTGGGTTGGTGTGGGCAGCGCCGACTGGGTTGTTACCTCTGTGATTGCGCTGGCCGCTGCTGGCTGGTCGGTTTGGACCAACAAGCCTGGTACTGTAATCGCGCCGAAGGTGTAACCGAACATGTTTACTTATGCCAAGATTGCTTTAGCCCTGTTACAGCTGGCAGATGTTTTAGTCGCCTTGGCACGGAGTAGGCAGCAAATGCAAGCGGGGGCCGATGCAGAAATTGCAAAGGCCTCCGCGAGTATTTTGCTTAAATGCCAAAGTGCGAAGGAGGTCATGGGAAGGGTTGTGGCAATGAGTCAGGCGGAGGTGGATCAATCGTTGAAGGAGCTTGAACCAAAATGATATGCGTCGGGCTGTTGGTGGCTTACTGCTTCACCGCTACGCCGGGGCCGGTCGATTCGTTCTGCCTTGTTTACCAACCAGTGGTGTTGGCAAAGGGCGACGGGGCGATCGTGGGAACGGCAGCCGCTAAGCGAAGGATCTTGGCGAATGAAATCTTTTATCGGCAATGGTGCAAGGCGGCCAGGAAATGAACGAAGCCACGAATCTTATCTTAGCAATCTTCGGCGCGATTATGGTTTGGACTTCGTCGATTGTTGGGGCGGTGCTTTGGCTCAGCGGGAAGTTCCGCGGCGTGGAGCAGACGATTTATAAAGAAATGGATAAGCTACGGCGAGAAGTAGAAGCGCGGCATTATAATATAAACACTAGGATACAACGGTTGGAGATAAAGCTGTTTGGGTTTGCGGGGCCGGACCGTAGTACAGCCACGACCCCGCAAGATAACGGGCAGGATAACCTTTAGCGGGCTATCAGCAAGCCAGTGGCGGCACCAGCACCCGCGCCGATTACGGCGTAGGAACCCGCAACGCCAGCGGTGGTTGTTGCGGCCAAGGTGCCACCGACAATTGTGCCGCCAGCCGCGCCGACGATAGCACCAACACCGAAGCCGAGCGCGCCGCCGACAATCGCGCCGCCAACGATACGGTCAAGCGGCGAGCAGTTGGCCGGGATGAAGAACAGGCCGCATTCCAGAATCGACGGTGCTCGGTCGATACGGCGGTCTTTGGCAGCCGCTGGTGCAACAAGCGCGGTAGAGAGAACAAACGCGGCAAGGGTAAGAACAAGCTTTTTCATTTTAGAACTCCTCAAGTTAAGGGCGGAATGCCCTGTTAACGGGGAAGGTTAGTCCCCCGAAACATATGCAAGCACAAGACGGGCGGGGTATACGCCTTCACCGACACGGCGATTGTGATTGCCTGAAACAATGATTGGGTTGTTGCCCTCAAACCCGGTCACGATGCCGACGTGGCCTCCGTTGCGGCCTCGTGCGAAGACAGCAATTGCCCCGACCTGCGGGCTGACGTGCGGTAGGGTGGCCCAGTCGCGGGCTCGATTTGGGTTCTTTATTTTGGCTGCGGCTTCAGGCGCAACCATTGCCATGAACTTGCCGCACCAGACGGCGTTCCAGCCGGTAGGGTTTGTGCCGAGGTAGTGCCGCGCCTTGTCTACTAGATAGTCGCCGGATGCAACTACGTCTTTAATAACCCGCCGGGCCTGCTTCTGGGTCTTACGGACGGCTTCATTGATAATCTTAGGCGTTTGGTGGACTTCGTTAGATTGCCTGCACCCACGTTCGTCGCAGAGGATGTATGATTCTGAGGCAGGGGCGTAGCGTTGTTTGGCGAAAGAGTTTGTGGAGGTTGCTAAGAGTAGTATAAGTGCCGTAGTTAGGGCTTTTAACACAAGACTTCTCCTAAGTTGTTGATGATGGTTAGATTATGGCCCATGCGCGATGGGAAGTCAATCCTGCGATTTGACCACCGCACGCCAATGAACCTGACGGGTGTTGGGGTTGAGGCCGTCAGACTTTTCAAGCAGGCCGGAGCGCTCCATGATCTCGATCACGCGCATCACGGAGTTGGCTGGGACTCGGTCACGGGCGAAGTTGACGACTTTGTTTTCGGGGATGCCCTCGCGTTTGAGATCGGAGGCGAGGATGTAGTGGTAGATCTCGTCCATGGCTTTCGAGTCGGCACCGATCGCGCCGGCTTTGAAGATCTCAGGCATGAAGCCCTCGCCCTCGAGGAGCCAACCCATAGCGGTGTTGAAGGTGGCCTTGGTGAGGAGGAGTTGGTTGCCGGAATCGACCGCGGCGATCATAGACAACTTAAGAAGATGAGCCAATCGTCTGGTGTTATAATGGGTGAGTTTTGGATGGTTGGGCACGGGGGCCTGGTCGAGCTTTCGCCAGTTGTTAATTGCAGCTCGATAATCCTCAGTTGCTTCGAATGGCCCCGATAGGCTATTGATAAGACGAAGATCATGAACCATGTCAGGATTGAGATCGCGTGCGCTTTGAGCAAAGAAGTCATCGGAGATGATCCTTTCGTCGGAGAAGATCATGATCACACGGGAGGTGAAGCCTTGGTCCCAGGCGTTCTCGGGCATGAACTTGATGAGGTTGGATGGGGTGGTGCCGGAGAGGATGGAAAGCTGAGGGTGCTTGATGAGGATTTTGATATCGTTGCCTCGGCGGCGCTGCGCATACGGCACTGTAACGTCGTAGAAGGTGGTGAGGCCGCCGATGATTTCGTCGTCGAACTTATGCATGAAGGCGGAGAGTTCGTCGGCGACGATGAACATGGAGTTGTATTCAAGGGGCCCCTCCGGGAGTCGGATTATGGTTCGTTTGGAGTCGACCAGAGCGTCGACCATGGAAGCCATTGACATTGAAGTTGGTGAGAGGTGAAAGTCAGGTAACTCACGATAGAACTTTGCACAAGCCATGATGGTTCTAGTTTTTCCGACCCCTGGATGGCCAACGAGGAATACATACAGGTTAGGATAAAGTGGGGCGGAAGTTTGTAGCCAGACTTTTTGTTCAAGTACGGCCCCGATGGTTCCAATGGCAGCCCACTTACGGAAGATAGGAGCCGACTCGAGATTGCTCGCATGGTCAACGAAGCTTTCTATCCAAGAGCCCAACTTTCGGCGACCGCTTACGCTGGTCATGCCCGGTGTAGTCTTTGAGGCCATCCACGTTTTCCTTTGAGTAATCGCCTTTGTTCCAACCGACCTTGCAGTCGTAGGGAATGGTGAGGGTGCGGTTGTTGCTGAGGGGGATGGTGTCTAGGAGTTGGGCTTGGATGCGGGGGATGATGGTGTCTTCGTCGCGTTCGGGGTAGGTGATGGTGATGGCGTCGTGGTCTTGGAAAACTACAGCGGCGTCGCGGGCCGCCCAGATGCGGAGCATGGCGGAGTTTACTATATCTGCAAGAGAGCATTGTGGATCGTACGCAATAGCTTCTCGTAGCACTCCTTCGTCGTTACGTCTTCCCCAGAACTGTCTCTTGCGCCCAGTAAGAGACGTAAGAGTACCATGTCGTCTAAGGGTAGAGTCAACGTGACGTTGCCACTGCTGATGGGCAGGGAAGGCTCGGAAGTACTTGGGCTGGAACTGCTCGACGACGCCGAGGGGGAGCTTGGCTTGGGCGGAGAGGGTGGCTGGCTTGCCTCCGTAGTTACTGCCGTGACCGAGTTTCTTACACATGAAGCGGTAAGTGTAATGTCGATAGTATGGCTGCTCAGCGATATCTTTGTCGTGCTTGAGGTTACCTGTCCAAGGGAGGTCAGGCCAGCAAATTCGAGCAACTGCTGTATGGACGTCTCCAGATTCAACGGCGTCGAGGTAGGTTCCATCATTAAAAAGGTTCCATTCGATTGCGCCGACGCAGTAGCTTTCTCCGCTCTTTGCGTCGAACTTGGCGAACTTCATTCCGGGATCGGCGATGAAGATAGAACGGAGAGACTCTTCGACGTTCTGTAGGTTGCCTCCGGTGCCAAACTCAGAGAAGCTAGAACTCCAGCGACCAGTACTAGTACCAGCAATATTGTAGCTTGTTCGAAGTCTTCCATCGGGGTCAATGCTCGTTTTGAGGACGGAGATCTTTTTGCCGAGGTCCCGCATGGTGGTGATGTGGCGGACGATCTGGCGGGCGATTAGGTATTGTTCCATCTTTTCAAGGGCTTCGCGGTTGACGGTGATCGTGCCGCCGCGTTTGATGGCCGGGATGGCGAGCTGGTTGTAGAAGAGGTCTTTTAGGTCGGCCGGGGACCGCCAGTTGAAGTGGGGGAGGCCGACCCCTTCGAAGACGATCCGTTCGAGGTTGGCGTTGAGGTGTTCGATCTTAAGGAAGTAGTCGTCGATGACTTCGGCTTTGCGGGCTTGATCAACCAAAACTCCACGGAGCCGCATTTCCAGCGCAGGGCCTTGAAGCCCCTTCGAGAAAGCATACGTAGCTCTGGTATGTTCGTCCAGTTGTGGTAGGAGAGCATTGAGAACCTCCGCGGTGATGCAGCAGTCGAGGCCGTTGTAGACTTGGTCGGCCTCCCACTTGGAAAGGTCGGTGGGGGCGACGGTGGAGGTGTTGATGATTC